TTCTCCTCCGCCTCGACGACATCAACCGCCTTCTGCATCTCCAGGCGCTTCTCACGCAACTGGTAAAGCTTGTCGGCGCAGGCGCCCATCTTAGGCGGGAATTTATACTTGATTTCAGCCATGGCAGTTCTCCAAAGTATTTAGGAATTAGATCGTACTTCGCTCGTCAGTGTGATGTAAATAACTAGTTTCTACTTAAGCCTTGTGCACGGATATCCAGTACCGCAGCGTCGATTGCTTCACGAATCGTAGGTGCGAGAATCGTCCGTTCACCGTAGACCACCACCCACGTGCGTGTCCACCCGCTGTGGCTCAAGACGTCGTGGGTGGCGAGGCACAAGCCGTAATCCTCAAGTGCATTGAGGCGCTGGGTATCATTCACGAGAGGTCCCGTCGGTCGCGCCAACCGAGGAAGACTGGGAACCTGGGCTTATCTTTCACACCTACGGGCTGCGATTTGTACTTGACCAACTTCCCACGTAAGTTCATGCGGTCAAGCCAGAGCTCAACGCGCTGTTGCTCAGTGAACCCAGTGCCGATTTCAAACTCTACTTTCGACTTCAGATCTCGCACCAAAAGTGACCCCAGCGCAGCCATCGGGATCTTACCAGCTTTATGAGAAGATCTCTCAGTCTGCCCAAGCTCGTTGGTCGTTGGTACGTTGGTGTTGTGCAGCCGCGGGCTGAACCCTAACACCTCCGCTTCAGAGTCGATGAAGCGCTTCAGCTTGAGAAGCCACCCCTCCTTCAACGTGCTGCGCCCATGCTTGTACGGCCCATGTGGGTCCCGCAGCATGCTGCCCTCGTAGCCTTCACTGACATGATGCTCCTCCAGTTGTTGGAGGTGCAGCTCATCCCGCACCAGCTCGTGGCGCACGACACACAGATTTACAAACCCCTTCGCACGCTTGGTGACGTTCGCATGACGCAACTTAAACGGTGCGGGGTGCAGGTGATCGTCGAAGATGAAGAATCGCACGTCAGGCTTGCCGGCGTGTGACATCACGCCTGAGGTCGTCACCTGGAAGACGTTCTTCGCCGTGGGCTCACCCACGATCAGCTCCCCATCTAGGCCGTTGAACTCCCTCCGTCCAAACAGCCGCTGTACATGGGCGTTCGGCAACGGCTTCAGGCTGCGACTTAACGCCACCCCGTCGACAATGATGCACCGCACTCCATCCAGCTTCGGTGAGATGAGCAGTGGGTATTTTAACCCAGTGCCGTCAGTGGCGCTAGCTAGCATTGGCTTCATCTTGGTCCCCAGGGATAATTTTTATCAAGAGCGATTTGGTCGGATTCATAATCAACTGCAACTTGATGTCATGCAGCGCCTTGGCGAGGCTCGGCAAATCGGTGAAGTCACGATGCAAAAACGTCAGCTTAGGAATGCCCATGAGACGGCGCATATCATTAAGCCGCTCATCCTTATGCTCAGCGCACATGTTGTGCTCATGAGGCGAGCTACAGCCACAATCCAGTGGGTACTTCACGCTGCCATCATTGGTACGCGGCGCCTCAGCTAATACCGCAACTAGGGGCTTAAGGCTCATTTGGTACCACTCCCTCGGCAGACTTGGCACGTCACCGTCACCTGGTTGAAGCCGCGAACCACGCTAGTCTTACCAGCGCCGCCGCACTCACTACATAGCTTCGGCTCCTGAGCTAGTGGCAGTGCCGCTTCATATGCCTCACGGCACAGACGAAACGCCTCGGGGTCGCCACCACGATCTGGGTGGTGCTCACTGGCGAGTTCGCGCCAGCGCCTCGTCACCTCCTCAGGTGAAGCCTCGGCATTCAACCCCAGCACCTCAAATGGGCTCATGTAGCCCACCACACAAGTAGGATTAGCAGAGCACCGACCATGGCGAGGAGCAGCGGGCGTGCGGCCTTAGCTCGCGCCTCCTTTTCAGCAGCGGTGTAGGCATCGGGTCCTGGCGCGCCAGGATCATCTTCATAGAAGCTAGTCATGATAGCCCTCCTGAAACAGCCGCCAAGTGATGGGGAAGATTTGCTTGATGACCTCACCGACGGCATGCGCATACTGCCGAATCTCCCACTGGGCCGCTGGGTCTAGCCGCAGCGTCAGAAACTGCAGCTTCATACAATCGTCCTCGCGTCTTGATCTTGGCACGTACAAGGCAACCGGCCTTGGTTGCAGTCGCACATCTTTTTAGCGGGGCTTGGTTCATCGCCGCCCAGGCGCTTAATCTCATCGTTGAGATACCACGCAGCTTTCTTAAGGTCCTGCACAGTCGGCGCCTGATCTTTCAACCCCGCTCGCCAGAGATACTTGACGACATTCCCCAAATTAAACGACATATGTCGCGTAATCTCAATGCACTCCACGCCACTTGGGTGGCTGTTATAGTGCGGCGGGTTATTTACCGGATCAGGCGCCGCCATGTTACACCTCCCCCTTCAGGCACTTATTGAGATACTCGATCTTACCGGCTTTATCATCCGGCACATCGACCTCGCTGACGCTGACATCCTTGCGCTTCGCGCCTTCATCGAGCCACGCCTTCTTCTGGGCAGCGACCTCAGCCTGGGTCCCGCAGAAAACCTTGGTGGTCGGTATGTGGAAGCTGCTCGTTACTAGATAACATCTCATGATCAGGCTCCGATAGTTGATGGGTTTACTCAGCCACTTTGACGAGCCAAGGCCGTCAAGGTCGAGCGCAGCAAGTAGCCCTCAAGCGCCCAGATCTTGTCGCGCGCGTTGCGTCTGGCGATATCCCGCCCGATTTGCTCGTTAAAATTCGCCGGCGAGGCAGCCGCCGACTCCCCACATACACAGAAGCCGTTCTGCAGCTCCAGCAGGCAAACGGTCACCGTCGTGTCTGGGAAGACGTGGTAGTCCTCGCGCACAATTTGGCTGTCGATGTGGTCCGGGGTGATTCGAGGTGCATTCAAGCCAGCAGCTTGGATCCGCTGCTCCACAGCAGATTCGTCAGTTTGCGGTACTTCACCATCGCGTGAGTTCATATTAGCTCCCAAGTAAGTAGGTAAATCGACTGTTTTACTGTAATCGTCGTCTTACGTATCGTAGGCCAACGACTACAGACTTGTAAATAAGTGGTTTAAAATTTCTTCTTCGGTGTGGAGGTAATGTGTGCATGATCTATGTGAGCTGCGCATTCCTTCGGCTGCTTACCAAGCCAGGTAGTGGCGTTACGAATGGCGTAATAGCGACCTTGTGAGCCGTCCTTCAACCTTAACTGCATGCCGCGCGCCACCTGCTGTACGCCCGCCCGCGCGAGCTCGCGACCCAAGCCATTCGCCGTCAGCTGCCCGCCGCCGTGAGGTTGGTACAGCTGCAGCAGCTCCTTCGCGGTATAAAGATCGCTACTTAGTTTGACGTCACCAACACGTAGAATGTAATCTGGGTTCATTAGCAGCTGACGCACCCACGTAGCGAGATCTGACTGCACATTGGCAATCATCCGCTCCTTCGCAGCCGTTCTAAACGCCGGTGCCGCCGGGTTGAAATCCCCGAGCTCTAGCTTCAAGAGGTAGTCAAACACCGCTGCGGCGCCGTCGGTCTCCAGCCACAGCTCATACTCCTTATAGAAATCCTCTTCCAACGGCGCCACCTGCACCTCATGGATGAAGAAGCGCCGATCGTCATCCTCCAAGAAGAATGAGTCAGGGTGGTTAGCAGTGAAGAAGTAGTTGATGCAGTCCGGCACCACGTAGCTGGCCACGTACTTTGCGTTGATGCGAATTGACTTTTGGGTAATGAGCTTCTTGAGAAAGTCCGCATCTGCTCGCTTATTCGATCCCGTGACGTCATCACCCATCACAAACTGCTTACCCTCGCACCACTCATTAAAATGGCTGTGTAAATCGATTTGGCTAATCTCAGTGAAGTTTTCCCCATAGATTTTCCCTAAGGTATACCCGATAAACGACTTACCTGTGCCGTGCTTGATGCCATGCAGCACCACTGAGCTGAACAGCTTCGAACCGGGGTACCTTAAGGGGTATGCGCACCACCGTAGAAACCACTGCTTCGCCTCAGGCTCCGCGTTAGTAAACAGATGGTCGATGAGCGTCAGAAACGGCTTGACACTACCTTTCTTCGGTTGCACACCCCAGCCTGACCAGATGTTATAGATCGGCGGTGAGTTCACGAGGAACTTCGGTTCGCCGGGTTTGTAAGTTAGCTTTGATACCTCACAGCGAAGCGGCCACCGAAGCCAAGCCGCAGCTGCAGCCACAGGCTTATAGGAGATGACGCCATCTTTCTTAAGCTCCCGTTCTTGATATTCTAATGGCGCAGCCACATGTTCTTTGAATGCGGCTGGTGAGATCTTATCATGAGTTCGTTGATTCAACACCAACCCGGGACTGGCAACGTATACATACTTGTCGTTGAGGTCGAACAAGGTGCGTGCGAGGCCTAATGGCTCAGCTTCATGGAGCAGCTGACGAAACTGCTCAGGTGCACACTGCACGAGGAAGTCATCAAGACCCACCTTCTCGACCTGCGGCAGCTGCGGCAGGGAGACAAGGTGGACGAACGAGCCGCGTTGGTGGAGAGCCTCAGCAAGCTCCTGTAAGGCATGGCAAACAAGTACATTCTGCCGATAGTCTGAATCGAAGCAGATGTAAGTGTGGCGCCTAGCCCAGATA